TGGAAGCGTGTATTGTATTGTATTGTATTGTATTGTATTGTATTGTATTGTATTGTATTGTATTGTATTGTATTGTATTGTATTGTATTGTATTTACAGAACACGTATCCGATTGTTGCGATGCGATGTGTGTTTGATTACGAATAGTCATTCACCCACCAGTATGGAGTCAGATACGGCGGCTTCTGCTGACTGGCGTAAGGCAATTCCATATTTGGACCTTTCTCAACATCAATACGGATTTCACTCAGTGTGGTTGCGTAATCATAGTAGCGCATGCGTGACATATACCCGTCAAATCCACCAAATGAATTGATATACACATCACCAAAGTTTTGTTTGGCAATACCATTCAACGTTTTGCGTTCTTTCAAGAACCCGTTGATATAGATGTTCACGTGGTTTTGTGTGACGCTCAGTGTGCAGTGAAACCACTTGCCAATGGGTATATTGGACACGCTTACCTCATTTTGAATGTCACGGTAACTATTCATATAGAAGTACATCGAATTCTCAGTGGGGTGCAGCCACACGCCTGGTCCGCGGTTCGGCCACGAGGTGTTGTTTCCCTTGTGGAACACGTGTTTCCACGCGCCGTTTTTGTATTCGTAACTTTCGATGAACATCCACCAACTGTATGTGAATTCCAGACCACCGGTTTCGTTGAGCGAACGACGCAAACTAATCTGTTGGTCGCTGCCACTGTTTTGCCCAAGAGGGTTCTGGTAGATGGTCACCTCCCGTTTGGCATCTTTCGTTGCCGGAACGAGGTACGGTCTGTCTTTCTCATTGCTGCTGATTCGTTGTGCGATCATCTCGATTAATTTATACACAAGCAGGCACACCACCACCACGACGAGTGTGAGAAGCAACTGGTTTGCGACCGTTGGGTTGTGCACCCCACTCTGGTCCGGTTCGCCCAGGAGCATATTTCGGATGGATGGCAGACTGTTGCTCACTGTTGAAATATAAGAACTCATTTTGATTTTTTTAAACGTATTAGTATTCATACTAGAAAAAAACTAAGCATAATCAATGTTACGAATCATTCGAAACGTCTAACGTCACTTTAATATTCTGTTTCAAATTACTCCACCAGAAATTCGCAGGCAGTGGACCGGTTTTGTATAAACCCATCACGTCTTTTGCGGTGATGGCACGTTGGTAGTATTTCAGACGAGATATATATCCATTAAATGTATTCTGGCTGCTGTTACTTCCTACAAAGATTTGACTTAAATCGTTGGCGTTGAACAACGGCACACCGGGCAGGATCGCACTGCGCACAAGCATACCGTTGATGTACACATCGAGTGTGCGATTCCACAGAATCACCGTCACCATCACCCACCGTTGAAGAGGGATGTTCGCAACATCGCACACGATAGTCGTGTCTAAATGGGTAGAAGTGGAAGCCGTCGTTTGCGTGTTTGATTGGTTGTAATAGTATGGATTCACTACGGTGTACACACCGTTCCCATTCGGACTCTGGACGGCGTCGTACTCCGGGTACAGTGTCGGGTCGTACTGAACATTGTTTTTCATCGTGCTAACGCGGATCGCCAGATTGTTGTCTTCGGGATAGAAGAAGATACTCGGATTGGAAAGGATTTTGGGGACAGTGAACGGATTATGAGCACTGCGGGTTAATATGTTTTTCACGTTACCATATCCTTTTCCCCAATCATTTACGTTGATCCAAAAATTGTAGGTGTATTCTCGTCCAACACTGGACATCTGTGCCTTGGTTTTTGCGGCAGTGACATTTAACGGACTCATCATTATCGGGTTAGCGATGAGCATGGGCTGCGTTCTGGCAAGAGTGACCGAATGCCGATAAATCACAACGCACACAATGATTAATGCAACTATCGCCAGGGAAACGAAAATCACTTTCACCCACGGGATGTCGAACGATGTATATGGAGAGGACATTCTAAATAGATAAATAAATGGACACGGTCAACTTTAAAAATAGAACAAGAAAATATATATATACGTTTGAATACACATTGCGAACAGATTTGGACCGACTCCGATATGTTTGATTCGCATGATATAAAATATGAGGATGCTAGACACAAATGAATGCCGGTCGTAAGCATATTGACACCGACCTACGAACGCATACAATTCTTGCCCCTTTTGATGCTGATGATTGAGGCCCAGAACATGGACTTGGGCACGGTCGAATGGATTGTGGTGGATGACAGCACACACCCGTCGCACACCCTATTTGAGACGTCCATCTTGCATACAAAACTCAAAAGGTTGGTGTATGTGCATCTGCCACACAAGAAACCCATTGGGTGCAAACGCAATCTTGCAAAAACGCTCGCTGACGGGCAGTTTATGGTGCATATGGACGACGACGATTACTACGCCCCCAATTACGTGTCAACTGTTCTGGCGATGTTCCATTCAGAAGAGAAACCGGAACTCATCGGCGCAACGCAAATTTATTTGATGTACCCGAGCAGTTTGCATTTACAATGCATCGGTCCGGTTCACAACCGCCACACGTGTGGCGGCGCAATGTCGTTCACCAACGCGTACGCACAGACGCATCATTATCGAAACCATGCCACATATGCGGAGGAAGCATATTTTGTGGACAATAATCCGGTAATGCAAATACAAAATATGTTTAATATAAATATGGTGTTCGTGCACGAACGCAACACGGTGGCAAAAGACCGGTTACAACGACGCCAGGCAAAGGTCAGATGGATCGACGTCATACAGCATCCGATTGTCCTGTTGTTCTATCTATCGTTGCACGTCGATAAATTAGACCTCCACACGGAGTTTCACACGCTAACCTACGAGCGTAACACGCGCACAGCGTACGGAAATGCGTTTCTCGTTCTCACGCTCATACAGAGTCTGCAAAACATTTTGAAGACGCTGTACGTGCGTATGTACCGTCGTCTGCCCCGTTCCATCGGTATCGCACCGGCTTCCGAAATGGTGGTATAAATAAATATTAAATAAAATAAAAGTCCCACAACACGTAGTCGGCACGTGAGGAACATTTAACAAAACGGTCCATCCCCACAGATTATACTCGCAGAACAATTGATTGCGTGTACCACATACTGCTCTTTTTCGATACATGCAAACAGATTGTCACGACTCTTCCGATTATGATATATCACCCATCGAAGCAGACCCAGCACACTGTAATATGAAGAACGACGAACCAGATGTGAATCTGGAATTCGCTGCAGCAACCGTATTAAATAGTCTACACCATCAACGACCATCTGATTCTGTACGGTCGAAACACCCGTATACCACAACTGACCAGTCTACAACGCATATGACATCGAATAAGGTTGCTGTGCACTGTGTATCGATTATCACGTCCATTATATTCTGGTGCAGTCTCGGATATGTGATGTATACTATTCTTCTCCCATATATATCAACGGTCGTGTCCAATGTCAAGAGTGTCCTAGTCGGTTCTGAAAAGGGGGTAAATTGTGCCATTTGGAATGATTCCCCGTTCAGAGCAATACAGTGTGCATTCATTTCGCAATGCAGTTATTATTTATCAAGCACGTTGAATGGATTATTCGCAGATATTCAGAAAATGCAATCTTTGCCGACTCTGCTCGCTTATATATTTTCAGCCGGATGGACGTTATACTTCTTTGTATACGGCAATCTCAAAAGATTGTACAATTCGAGTTTCATTTCAGTTCAGTACGTGCACAAAAAGATTAACCAGTTTTACACCAATCCGTTCCTTCCATTTGATTACATCGAGCAAGCAATGCAAGAACCCAACTAAATACGAAATCTCTCGGTATATGTTATACTTCGAATGCTTCCAACAGACAAGTCGTCGCTAGTGTGACACGCATTTTTAAAAAAACGCACGATGACACATCTTATACTATTCTAAAAACAAAAGCATACCGGTTTTCAACAGAATCCGTATCATACTAAATAATAATAATAATAATAATACGAATCTTTCATTATATGCAAATACTAAAAAACGTTTTCGTGCGGTTGTATATAATTATGCGGAAAGAATGTGATTGTTCTTTTCTAAGGTATTCAATATTTATTCTGTTCATCAATGCGTTTTTTCAGATCCAATAATCATTTGTTGTGGATGGGGGTGTTAATCTTCGTTGCGTTAGGCGTGTACGGTGTAATGTATTTATTCCAACAACGCAAATCTTCGCAAGTTGAACCGGGTACATACCCCCACACCGACCACGAACGATACGAACCCACTCGTGAGTATGACGAGGACGTGGACGATGGTGTGAAACACGTTCAGTTTGCAGATCCGATAGAAGATGTTGCCAACGAACCGGAACGGGTACAACCACCCCCACCACAGTATGTCTTTCTGGATGTTGCGAAACAAGATTTTCTGAAAGACCCGTATGTCGGCAAAATCATTATACAGTTGCATCCAGACGTTGTGCCCAAAACGTGTGCGAACTTCGCCCAACTCTGTGCCGAGAAAAAGTATGTGAATACACCCTTCCACCGAGTGATCAAAGATTTTATGCTTCAGAGCGGTGATATTGTGCATCAAGATGGAACAGGAACATATTCCATCTACGGCGGGGAGGGATCCACTTTCGAAGATGAGGCATTCGCCTTGAAACACGACCGGCCCGGAGTGTTGAGTATGGCAAATTCCGGTCCAAACACGAACGGTTCGCAATTCTTCATTACGACGCGAGACGCGCCGCATTTAGACGGCAAACACGTCGTGTTTGGTCACGTGGTGCAAGGCTTGGAGTTTGTGCACGATATTGAACGTGAAGTAACTGATGCGAATGATAGTCCGATTCGCAAATGCTACATTATGAATTGCGGTGCGGTCGATTTGAATGACTTGCACGCCACGCAACTGCCGAGTTCACCCGAACCGCAACAACCACAACAGCAACAGCAACAGCAACCGCAACCGCAACAGCAACAGCAACACTCGTACCAAGGTGCATCGTCTTTATTTGACAGACAGCAGACGGATGTAGACATGTTACAGTTGCAAAACCAAGGCACTCCTATGATGCAAACGCCAACCAACCATCAGAACCACTCACCCGCAAACCAACAGTCACTGCTGTTACAGAATCACCCACCAAATGAGCCAGCCCCCTTCTCATTGTAAGCACGCATACCCTCCGAGACAATTACCACAATTGTTGGTGAATTTCTGATTAAAACCAACGTTATTGTCAGCTGGTAGTGTGTGTATCATAAAGCATAAATCAGAAAGAGCATACACACGTCGCATACATACGAACAATCACAATACACGATGGATGTAGAGTGTGTTATAACTTGCAATTCGTTGATGTCTCACACCGGTCGCCCGCACCAACTGATATCGTGTCGTCAATCGAAAGTTGTAACCCACTTGTCAACTCATACAGTATGTAAATGTAAAAAATATGAGTTGCTTCTCAATCTAACCCTCTCTTTAAAATATTTTCTCGCATTCTCCGTCAGATGGTGTTTGTTCCACGGGTTGTTGGTGTTGTAACATATCGTCGGACGCCATTGTGGGCAACGGTTTTAATTCCATTGGTTGTATATTCAAATGAATGCACACTGTATCCACCGAAATATTTATCGCTGCTTGAAACTGAGCGTCATCTTCATATGTGTGTTGCAACCGTCGTATGCCTACAATCGCACTTTGTGTTTCGACCTTCAACCGGCGGGCAAGGTCTGCATCTTTGATCTGCACCACAAAGGTGTACCGGTCGATAATCCGTTGTAACAACGATTGTATGTAGGCAACATTTGATACACGTGATTCACTCCCAAAAAAACGATACACCGAACGTAGAAAATCTGGTTTTTGAATACGTATCACAGGTTTCGTTGCATTGTTAGTCGAAATACGGTCGTGTGGACGTAAACTACTTAAAATACGCAACTCGGTAAGCAAATCTTGGTCTTGGTCAAGTTGGTGAGTTGTGATCGTGTGCATCATCTTATGTTAAATACACGTTAACACTTTTATGTTAGGATACGTGTGTATTCAAAAAAAATGAGTCGGATTCGCAACGCCTTTGGTTTATAACATATAAAACAAACCCATACTTTTTAAAAAAATATTACGACACAATGTACACGACTCTTCGCGCATGCCAACACCTCCGAACCAGTGGGTTTCATACTCCTGTCACAAAAAGGGTGTCCACACTGCCTGTCTCACACAGCGTTCACGGACCGTTGGGTCGTGCCTCACTTACGAACCACAGTTCCACCAGTAGCGTCCCCACCGGTCAGCACACCGCCCTCAAAGCAGTTCAACGAAAGCACGCGCATGGACCGTGCACGTGTTCGGTTTGCAACCCCACAACCACCAATACGTGCACGACAACCAGTTTATGTTCGGTTTCTGGAGATCGAGCATGGAAGCGGATGACAACACCTGACACGCACAGCAGCGTTCACGGACTGCTGCCGGTAAGTAGCACCAGTGCATCAACTACGACGAACACCAGTGCATCAACTACGACGAACACTAGTGCATCAACTACGACGAACACCAGTTCGTACATTCGTCGCACCAACGGTCAGCACGACTACGTACCGGTGCTCGAGCACGAGCACGGTGGGGGAAGAAGGACGACCACACCGTTGAAGACACGACAACCGATGTACAACCACAACCACAACCACACGTATGCCACGCATTACAAGTTCAACGATTCGCTTAGCACACTGCCGGATGTGAGATGCCCGACAAGGAAGATGCCCGAGACGGATACTTGAATAGAATCATTTAATTCTCAATATGATAAATCGATCGAACGTATTGCCCTAAATGACATATGACATGTATGCCCGTACATACTGCACCGCACATACGTATATCAGATTGTCGGTCGTGTTTTTTTTTAGAAGTGAGACATTTATTATACACAGTTACGACGAGAGTGGGTTACATATTATATGAATACCTAAAAATGATTTGTATATGTCTGTATTACCAAACTGTATATACATTTATTCTGTTCCTCTTCTTTAATGATATATACAGATACCAATTCGAGTAAAATCGATTTGTCTGCTGACGAAAGCGACACATCCAACTCAGACCGTTCGTACACACCGCCCACGGATTGCCGTGCTCCGAATGACTGTCACATCCCCCCCCACCACAACCACAACCACAACCACAACCACAACCACACAATTTCGGATGATGCGCACACGCACACGCCCAAACACATCGCTCCGCATTATGTGGACGAATTTGTTGTCAACATGATGCAACTTATGAAACTCAATCGTAAAGGGTCGATTGCCGATGATTTGAAATGTATTCAACACGCTTTCAACCGGATACCGATTGAGAGTGATTTCAATATGAACCATTTGGATTGGATTCTGAGTGTCGAATCACACCCAGATAAAACTCCTTTCCAAATTGTGCTTGATGAGGAAGAACGGGTGGTACAAGACATTCGACAATGCAACGAAGTTAGTGGTGTGTCTGCTGCCGTCGTAGACGCTTCGCTTCAGTTGCTGTATGAACAATTGGATCATTGGCAGCAACTGAAGACCAATCCGCTGTGTAGAGAAGATAAACACAAGCACGACCAGAAAATCCAGATCCAGGAGGTCTTGTCACTTTTGCCAAGAATGAAAATAATGTGGTCACACTTTCACAAACTACTCAACGCAGTTCAATTTGCTACCATTTCTGACATCACCGTGGAAGATAAACGTTGGGCAGCACTCCTGTCACATTCTCAGTCGGGGGGGTTCTCTTACAAATTTTGTAATCGTATTTTGCAAGCGTCGTATCGGTTGATATATATAATTCAAACAAATGTGAAATTAAATCACATTGTACAAGAATCGTCTTTCAAGTGGTCAGAACTGTGCAGAGAAGAAGCTGACGCTATACTGTACAACACATTCATCAATACCTTTCCTGAAAAGAAGTTGCTCAGTGATAAAGACGAACTCACTGCCGACTATTTCATATCGTGGATGAACGGGTTAAAAGAATCCAACAAAGACCAGGTGTGGGAGTGCATCCAGTCCACTTTGAAAAAAAAGTATGATTCGCACGTTTTCAAGGAGCACTACGGATTTGTACGCAGTGCTTTTCGTCAGAAACAGGTTGTGCGAACGATGCCTTCGCCGACAGCCGAATCTGCGTTGACAACCCTGTCTGCCGAAATCAAAGCATTGCAGGAACAACTCACGCACGCAACGAGTAGCAAAGAGCGGTATCAGTTGCGACATGTCAAACTAAAATCGGTCGATCTGAAATGGAAAGAAGCCATCGCCACACAAGTACGTGCAAAATCGTTTCCGTACAACGAGACCGAATGCAAACACCATTTTGAGTGGTTGACAGACCACCCAACACATACAACCATTCTGGATTTGTTTGCCAACTGAAAAAAAGTGATTCGCTTTATTTATCTTTTTTGTATTATTATTCTTATTATTATTATTATAGTGTACGTATTTTCACGTTCTTCTTCAACTCCAAACTTGTATGACAACGAACCATCTCGTGCAGCAAAAGTGCCTGATAGGTGCAGCGTGCAGCGTTGCGGTATGTGTTATGTACCACAAGTTTCTATTGTATTTTAGAATTATGTGCATGTGTGTGGCACTGTATGTGTGTTATTACATTTTGCAACAGGCAAAGTGTTCGGTCGATGTTCGGAGTGTGTGCAAGTATTTGGTAGGAGGCATATTCTTGTGTCTGCTTTTCAAATACCCATTGCAAATGATATTGGTAGAAGTACACGTGCTGGGGTTATGTGCCTACCAGAAAGGCAGACAGTGTGTCAACGCGGTG